CTACTCTCTACAAACCTTTTGGATTCTCTTGCAAACGTATGTGGGTATTCTTTTATAGCTTCTGTACATATCATCCATATTGCTCCCTCAGTATTGACTCCTGCCATACCAGCAGTCTTGCCGTTAGGCACTGTGAAATACACAGCGGAGCCTTCCTGAGCAATGAATTTAGCATATTCTATAGGATCGTACCCATGACCCTCTTCAACCTCTCTGTGGTCTTCTGGACGTAGATTAGAGGCCACCTCTACAGCAGCCTCCAATGTTATTGGGTGAATGTATTTAGACACGTCTATAATTTCTAGGTGAATAATCTCCTTCCCACGACAAAGCTTGTAGTGTTGCAGGAGCTGGGTGTGCTGATTTCAATAATAGTTCTACATTAGTATTAGCTTCATACACTGGTACTGTTTGTATATTTTCTGGTACATATGGTGCATCAGATACATTATAACTATTAGCAAAACTAGATTCATATGTTTCACTATAGTCAGTCTTACCTGTTCTTTGTAAGGTAGTTGTATATAAACCTGATTTACCAAAGTTTAATTTAACTCTATGTATAACAAGAGATGAATTAACATCAGATTTAGATTGTTGACCTTGAGATTGAGTTAGATAGAATGTAGGAAAATGTATAGAATAATCATATAGATATCCTATATAGAATGTACCTGTAGACCAATCTCCTGGTACTGTAAAGTCATCTGTGTTAATAACAGTACACTGAGCGTACCTACCAACTCTCACAGCATTAGTATCTATATCAACTAACACAAGAGCACCGTTGGGTGTGGTTACTTGATCTATCCAATCAGATTGGTTAGCAAATGTAGTTAGTTTTGTAGTAGCACTATAAGACCCATTACCTACAGTAGTCCAGTTATCTAGATGTATGAGGTAATTAGATGTATCAGATCCTACAGTTTCATCAATACTAGGATCAGTATCCTGTTGCATTAGATTTAGTTTCTGTAAGAAATTATCTGTATCTAACAAGAAGTACTCATCATCTATAATGAAATGATATTTAATTGGGTTATTAAACTTCCATTTAAACCATGCTTGTTGTTCTCTCTTCTCTCCGTAAGTCAAATATTTATAGGCATATACTATATCAGTATTTGTCTTTCCAAATAGTACTATAGAATTTTCTCTAGAATTTGTTAAGAGGTCTATATTATTAGGTAATAGAGTAGAAACAAGCTTACTCATTTCAGCAACTACAGGTTCTTGTTCTCTTTGAATATTACCCATTTCATTAAAACGAGTATACTTACCTGAGTTATCTATATAACCTACAGTAGTACCTAAAGACATAGGAGGTACATCTTTATTATAATTATATGTTGATATACTCCTCAGTTTAGCTGTATCTGGATTCATTATCTCTGCATCAGAAGCTAATAAGAACTGTTGATTAGTACTAAATACAGCTAGGCCAGCAGCTACTTCAATGCCATCAAACAAGTCAGATGGAAATGTAGAGCTACAAGATATATCAATAGGATCTACAGAACTAACAGCTAGAGCTGTCTTAGCAAAGAAAGCTGGTACACTTAATTCTCCAGGTCTAGATAATGTAACATTTGGACCTGATAAAAATGCTAATCTATTTCTAAAGAATAATACTTTATTTATCTTATTACCTACAAAAGAAGGTACTGGATTTGTATTATCATCACCTATTTCACGATCTGACCATGTATTTTTTTTCACCAAAAAATCACCGTCTGCTTGACGTTGTAGAATATGAGGCATAGAAGTAGCATCTAAGCTTTTAACTATACCAGGAGCTGCACACTCTTTCCAAGCACCAGGACCATCTAACCCACCTTGACCAATGAATTTCATATAGTAATCATCTTTATCAGAACCACTGGCATTAGAGACTTTAACTATATAACCATCTCTACATTGTAGAGGTAATTCTGAGACATCATTAACTTCAGATTGCATTACTCTCATTAAATCTTTATCTACTACTTCTATATTAAAAGAACTAGTAGAATGTAGATATATACTATTACCTATAATTTTAGTTGATATACTTACAGAACCTGCCATTGTTGTGATTGCTGTATCCAGACCACCTAAAACTGAATCAGGAGATACCGCTGTATCTAAATTAAAAGGTGTTGGCTCTGGCCTAATTACACCATTATTACCACCTCCTATATTACCTTTGACTGCTAATGATTCAGCAGCTGTGACTACAATTGTATAGTTATAACCTTCCATAGTTACAGTGACTGTATCATTTACTGACCAACCTTCTCCACCATGTAAAAGTGTTATACCTTTATTGTAGATACAAGAGAAATCAGCATTATCATCTGTACCACCATCTCCACTGATATATGTAGTTGAAGCTCCTCTTGTATCTAATCTGAATATTAGATTTTTAGCTCCATTACTTGCATGGTTAACTTTGAATACCTCTTGACCAATAGCAGGGCAGTGACCATGACCATGTGTTTGAGCACTAGGTACAGTATCACTTTGAATCTTTATCCTTGTTGCAGTTAATAGTCCAACTTGAGTCTCATTAGCATATATGTTTAAACCATACTGTCTTCCATTTTCTGTTCTTAATAAGTCAATGAAAGCGTAATAAGTATGTTCTCTAGCAGGAGTAGTACCTGTGGTTTTTACTTCTCTATCTCTATTAACAAGATAAGTAGTATCATTAATAGTTAACGCTTGTATACTTTCTGAAGTACCAACGCCTTTAGTTTTTAAATAAGCATAATGTGTTTCAGTAGGATCTTGATATTTTGTAGTAGGTGAAAGATCAGTAGTAGAAGCTATTGCTGTATGTGCAGCTGTACCAGAACTATATGTAGCATTATCTGTAGCATACCATACATTCTTTTCACTGCCATCAGTACAGCTCCATATTCTTACAAACCCATTTTCATCTACTTGACCTATATAAGATCCTTCCGTTTCATCTCTATAATAATGAAACCATGAACCATTACTTTGTACGTTAGCTAATGGCGTAGTTCCTATACGTTTAGTCCCAGGTCTTTTATATAATCCTTCTACTATATCAGGTATAGCATTTTGTATATCTTTAACTTGTCCTGGGAACTTCTTTAGATCTGGCTGGTGTGACATACCAGCATAGTATGTATCTATAGTTTGTGTTACTGAAGCCATTATACTACCCTCTTTTTCTTCTTAGTTTTTTTCTTAGTTTTATATTGACCTTGATTCTTTTCTATCCACTCTTTCCTTTCTGGTGAATCTTTAATGACAGGCATTTTTTCATTCACATCATTGGTATGCCATATAGTAGGAGTTATGTATATAGTATCTTTATTATTTTTCATCTACCTAGTGTCCTCCAAGGTTGATATGCATTATATGTGCTATCTTCAGGCAAACCAAACATAGTATGATTACCTTGATTACATTCATACTCCATGATAGCAGCTCTAGATAGAGCTTCTTGCCCAGCTAATAGTTTAGCTAACTGTGGGTTACCTACTAATTGTGTAGCAGCCCTGACTGCAGCTTTATAAATTATATATCTTTTGAATACTTCAGGTAGATTTTCATAACTAATCAATCTAACTATATCTAAATCTATACCATCTGTTAATTCAGACCAATCATCTGTATGATCATACTTATCATATAGATAACCATTCCTTTTCACTACATCATAATGTCTCTTAGCCCAGCCATCAGTAACATCCATCTTCAGAACATCATTACCAACAGCTATTTTATCATTACTATCTGGTGTATATTTTACATGTCTTTCTGTATTAAAATGCCAACCTTCATTTTGTAAATCAACATTAGCATCTCTTAATAAATTATATATAAATCCTACTTCAGGATTATTTGTATTAATACTTGTTACTGGGGATTGACCAATAGCTCCCAAGATAGCATTTACAGCGGAGAGTTCGGTCTCGTTATCAATTGTCGTGGAAGCC